AGTGCTGGGCCAATTTTAGATAACACACCAGGCAAATTAACAAAAGCACCGTGATAGCTGTTGTCGTTTTCGTGGATTGTCGGAACTAAAGCTTGGAACTCAATAAGAGCTTTAGTTAAGTTGGGTAACGGTGATGTGGACTCCGAGGAAGTCATCGGTTGCATAGCGTTTGGTTGCATAAATTGAACAGATTAAAGAATCATTGTGTAGCAAAACACGCGCTACAGCGTCAGAGATAGAATCGCTCACCGAGCGAATTAGCTTATCGAGATCAGGCGTTGTGACGTGATGCCTGGGGGCGAGTGGTTTGAGCTTTGTGCTGTTTTTACCTGTTCCAAAGTGATGTAAAGGACGAGGAAAAACAAAGACACATTTCAACTCAACTGGGGCTTTAGTGTCCCAGTCTGCAGGCTTGTGGCGTTGAGCAGTGACTGCAACGTCATTACGCCAGGAAGCCAAAGCTTCAGCGTTATTGGCAATAACTCGACTTTGGTAGGCACGCACAGAGCCTTGTGGCACTGGGGTGCCAAGGACTGAGAATGTGATGCTGTTTGGGGCGCGAATCATAGTAAGTTTCCAATCAATGAATTTGGCCGAAGTTGCCGTGAGCTTTTTGCTCACGCAGCTTGAAAAAGCCTTTTAGATCAGGGAATTGATCCATCAGATCACGGGCCGCAAAAGCTGTGTGATTGTTGTTGATCTTTAGGCCAAGGTCACCGGTTGTTGCGCGTGTCTCCCATCGGAGAATGTGAAACAAACCATCAATTGAATAGCGGCTATGACCTGACAGCTTTAGCTCTCGTGCAAGTATTGCAAGCTGAGGTAAAAGGCCAGGATTTCTGGCCTTGCATTGCTGCCATTGCAAATAAAGCTTTTGGCTCATTGCTTTAAGGATTGGCAGGCAGGCTGCCAACCTTGCTCGCAGTGTGTGATCTGCTGTTGATTGTGAACGCTGGTGAGAGTTACCCAGGTTGCTGTAGAGAACAGCAGGCCAAAAACAAGCGAGACAAGAAAACCTGTTTTTTCAGGCTTGTAGTAGCGGTGACGTGACTTGTAACTAGTCATGGTGGGTTGCCGTTAGAGACAGCATGGCATACCTGGGCATACCTGTCAATCAGACGTTTACCCAGACCTTGCGCTTGACGACCTTGTTCACCCAAGACGTAGTGCAACCAAAGATTTCAGCAACCTCCCGAGACGATCTGCCTTCTTCAGCCCAGAGGTGGCGCATCTTCAAAATGTCTGCTGCCTCGTAAACCTGATAATTTCGCTCAAGCTGGCCTTTGTAAATTTGCTCCAAAGGCTGCTTGGTAACAAAGTTGTGACCACAGTTAGGGCACCTGCGATAGCGCCGAACGTGGTCTGGAAAATCCCTGCACGTCTTGACCACACGTGTTTTGGTCCCGCATTTTTCGCAATCCATCAGAACTGAAATTGTTTTGCTTGGAACTTGCCCCAGGCGTCTGACCACGCCTCAAGGCAGCTACCCACGCTTTGCTCCACGACCTTAACTCTGCCGGGCGACACAACAACCATTGCCGCCAAGTCTGCGTAAATTCCTTGGCAAGCCAACATGCTGGCGTAGGCCCCTAGCTGTACGTCGCAGAACTTCCGGGACACACTTTTCTTACTGCTAACAGTCTTGAGATCGCCAACGTAGATAAGTCCGTTTTTACGCAGTAGAAAGTCCAGCGAGCCAGCGCAGCTTTTGGCCTCATCAACTACGCGATATTCCGTCGCCAGTGTCTCAGCGCCTTCAAAAAACTTTTCGCCACGTAACGCCTCAATCCAATCTTTCCATTTTTCCGGGATTTCGACGTCTTTGCCGTTGAGCCATGCCTCGGCATAGTCATGAATGGTTTTGCCCCTGATAGCCCAGCCATCCTCGCCGTCTTTGTATTTGGCAATCATGCTCCGCTTGAACGGTGTCATGTCCATATCAACGATGTCTGAAACGTTGTGGGCCAGCCATTCGCCGTTGTAACGGTATCTGTGGGACTCTTCAAAAAATTCAAGGCCAGGTATCGGCTCGTACATTTGGGGTTGCAATCTGTGGGCAGTATGGGCATGATTTGCCAGCAAAGCAACCCCAATCTATGCCCGATATAGAACCACTTGCAGGGAGCCACGTCAGGCTTGATCCGCGAGTTCTTGCTGCAGTTGACGCCAAGCGGCCTATAGGCGTGAGCCGTACAGGCTGGGTGAATCTGTTGCTTCAAAAGGCCATCGCATCAGAGCCTGAGCCTTTGTCCCGTGACTAATCTCAACGCAGAAGAGCGAGCATTTGACCTTCTGCAATGGGTGCCGTATTCGCTTTCCTCGGAATACGACGAGGACGATGCCATGTGCGGCAAATACAGCGCCATGCAAAAACAACGTTCAGACGTTGCCTTAAACGCATGGGACTTAAAACACCCTTACGAATGCAGCGACGAACTCACAGCTTTTAGAGAGCTGGAACGCCTCGGCGTTTACACCGACGAAAACTATTTCTCACCATCATTGGCTAAAAATGCCTTCTACAGAAAAACCCTCACCGAGCACACCGCCGCTACAGGAAGCACTAACGGCCCTAGCCCTCCACGCCGAAAAGGTGATCAAGGAGCAGCGCGAACGGGATTGGATGCCCCTGATGCGAAACAAGGCTTTCGACCTAGGCGTTCACGACGACGCTCGCGATCCTGAACTAAAGGCATACCTTGACGCGGCGGAACGCCGACTACACAAAGGCACCGTTTACAGAGCAGGCCAACAGCTACAGGCCACCGAGTCTGTGTTCTTGCTCGATGGGATGGTGAAGCTCGGAGAGTCAAATGTCATCATTGGTCAGCCAAAAGTTGGCAAATCATCGTTCTCAACAGGTCTGATTGCTGCCTTACGCGATCGCATCCCTAAGTTCTTGGGGCGTGATTTAGCGACGCCAAATGAGCGTATGCCTGTCCTTGTATTTGGCACAGACCAAAGCGAGGGTGATTGGCTTCATTTGTTACATCGTGAAAGCTTAGTTTCAGAAAACCAAACACTGAAAAGTGACTCTGTTGATTTCTTCTGCAGCATGGAAACAGGCGAGCAATACAACTTCACCAAAGACGGCATTCGTCGTATGCGTGAAGAGATTGAGAAGCACCAATTCCCGCTCGTAATTATTGACTCGTTGAGTTCGATGATGGAGCCAACGGGCATTGAAGAAAACACCTCGCGATATGCACAGCCGATCCGTAATGCGATCAGCCAGTTACGCAAAACAGGCGCCACATTAGTTGTCATCCACCACTCGGTAAAACGTCCAACGACCTGGGATTGGATCACAGAATGCCGAGGCAGCAGCTCAATTAGCTCAGTGTTTAGTTGGGGCGTTTTGATGCGCTGGGTTGCACAAGAGGAAGACGGCCTCGCACGTATTGACAAGCGCGTGGGATTTGCTGGCAAGGGTCGCGGCGCCAACGAGTCTGGCGGCGTCATGGGCCAGTACATGCCAGAAGGTGGCTGGACTTATCTTGACGGGCTTGAGGAAGCGCAAAAGGTTGAGCGTGCTGGACAACGCATCATGGAACTGGGCGGCGTACGCGCATCCGTCTTTGATTATTTGACGTTAAGGACGGGATTAAACGCTGATGTATCAGCCGAGGAGCTTGCCACCGAGTTAGACAAGCAGGTAGGCCATGTTTCGCGTGAGCTGCGATCCCTTAAAGCAAAGGGTTTAGCCGAGCCTGTACGGACAGAAGAAACAGGATCAAGACCGCGTAATTATTGGATGGCGAGCCCCGCTGCGATGGATTGGTCCCTGGGGGGCTCACAGGGAGGATCTAATGGATCTTTGGATCTTTTGCCCAATAGATCCTTAATATCCAATAAATCAAACACTCAGGATGGAACAGCCGTACTACTTTCTAGTACAAAAGATCCAAGCTCAGAATCAATAGATCCAAAGACCAAAGTTGAGATTCGCAGGGGTGACGAATGGGCTGATGGCTTTATCGTTCGCAACGGATCCGACCCTGACAGCATCTCGGTTGAACGCCTTGGCAATCCCATGGTGACGATCAGCAATTTGCGCTTGGGTTTAGATGTCCGGCCTTGTCAACCTGAGCCAATCGAGGTTCAATCCACTGTCCCCTTTGATTTCTGATGCCTGAGTCCAGGAAATACCCAGTGAGAATCGACGTCCGAGTCACTGAGCAGGAGCGCGATTTTTTAAACACTCAAGCGATACAACGCGGCATTCCGCGTCAAGAGCTGCTGAGGGCTCGTGTGTTGAGCGAAGCAAACCAGCCTGCCCTTGTCCCTGAGATCAAGCGTGTTCACTACAGCAAGGGGAGGGCAAGTATTGACAGGGCGATCGCTGCTGTGAATCGCCGTTATTCCATTCCGAGCAAGCAGTTAGAGCCATTGATTTGCACTGTTATTTGTGCGTTGAATGAAAAAGCTTGACGCGGGTATGCCATAAGTGTACGTTGTCTTTATGGGCGGCTCTCGCCCAACATCTTTACTCAGTTATTTGTGGACTTTCACCATCTCAGTCTTGCTCTCTACGAAAAGTGGGAGCGGGCTCAGGACGCCATTGAAGCTTCAGGTTTACTTGAACGCTTTTTTGACAAAGTTCAGGCTTATTATTGCGAGGCATTCCTCGACGATGAGCTGACTTGGTATGAAACTGTTTACGGACAGGATGAGCTACAGGAGTTCAAAGACGACGCCATCAAAGCTGGCTTCACATACACCGTTCAATTAGTTGACAAGGATTGACTTATTATGTCTTTTGATGATCACGACAGCTCAACGCTAGAAAGAATTGCTTTTTCTTTAGAAGAGGCTTTTAATTCTAAAGAAGAATCAATTTATCAACCTCTTACTAGAATTGCTCATGCTTTAGAAAGCATTGCGAAATCAATGGATGATTCGTTTCAGGCTATATGGGACGAATGATTAAAGACGAACACGCACGCATCCAACAAAATACAAACGAGCTGAACGCTTTCCTTCGCTATGAAAAACGACTTAAACAGGCTTACGCCCGTAGCCAAGATCCGTTCCCTGGAAGATGGCAACCTAATGGTCTCTGTCGGGGAGTTCAGGTCAATCGTTAGCTCACATCACCTTGTAACTGACAAGGTGGTTCGATTAACCTCCTACTGGTTGAAGGCGCACGGTCCCGATGGCGATCACACTGGACATCAAGTCTGAGCTACCCACTGCTATCAAGTGGACTAACGAGCACACCAAGCAACTGCCCTTCAGCATTTCTCAGGCAATGAATGCCAGTGTCAAGGGATTAGCTGCTATCCCTGGCTCTAAGCAAAAAAGTGCTATCAACGGCTTAGCTGGCTCATCCAAGCAATTCTTTGACCGGCCTAAGCCTGCTACATCCACAGGCTTTTTTGCCACTACAGCAAACAAGCGCACACTGTCCTTGGTCATCAAGCCAAAGGACAAACCATGGGATCGCAACCGCTACCTGTCAGGCAACATCTTTGGTGGCGCACGCCCACCTAAGCCTTTTGAGATTGCATTCGCTGCACAGTCCAAAGGACAGATACCAACAGGCGCACGCTTTGTACCAACAGGTGCAATCAAGCAAGATCGTTACGGCAACGTAAGCAAGTCCAACCTGCGCAAGATACTTAGTGGTGTTGGCACTGGATCTAACACAGGCAACAACATCTTTATTGGCAAGCCAACAGGTGGAGGCAGACAGCTAGGCGTCTACAGACGTGAGCGTAAGTTCAAGCTTCGCCCTTTGTTCCTTGTCGAATCCTCTGTCGATTACTCAGCACGCTTTCCAGCTGTTCGCATCATCGAATCCAAAGTCCAATCAACCTTTGGTCTATACCTGCGCACGCAGCTTGCACGCAATGTGGCTGCCAATGTCAAGGCAGGCAGAGCAGACATGCGCACAGGCTTGCTATAGACACACCCCCACCCCTTGCGGGTCCTTCTGACCAGATCCTGCGTGGGTCATCCGAAGGCTCGTTTTTTACTTAGCGTGGAGTTTGTCAACCAATTGTCAACCAAGCTAGGATTTTGACAACGAAGTGACAACCAAGTGAGTGAAATGGTTAGCCCGGCCACCTTTGCGAAGGTGACAGGAGTCAGTCGCCAAGCGGTTTATAAGGCAATTAAGGACGGAAGGCTAGACGATGCTTTGGTTGACAACGGAGGCAAGAAAAAGGCAATGGATCTGGACAAAGCCAGCAAGATATGGGCTGCAACGATGGCCCCAAGGCAGTTGGACCCTGTAAGAGTTGCTGAGGTTATTAGGACGCCAGAGGAAGAGGTCCCGGACTTTTACACAAGCCGCGCAAGGAAAGAGCACTACAACGCGGAGCTGGCGAGGATCAGTACAGAGCAGCAGTTGCAAGATTTAGTGCCAGCCGCACAAGTAAAGAAAGAGAGCTTCGCGATGGCGCGAGCGGTGCGCGAGTCATTAGCAAACCTTGCCGATCGTTTGAGCAATGAGTTGGCTGGGGAGAGCGATCCATCGCGGATTCATCAGCTGTTAGTGCAGGAGCACAGGCAATGTTTGATCGAGCTGTGTGATGCTTAATCCGTACCGCGAAGGATTTTTAGAAGGGCTGCGACCTGAGCAGCCACTGACTGTTTCTGAATGGTCTGATAAGTATCGAAGGCTGAGCAGCAAGGCGAGTGCAGAGCCTGGCTTGTGGCGTACGGATCGAACGCCGTATTTACGCGAGCCGATGGATTGTTTGTCTAGTGATCACCCTGTGCAGCGCGTAGTGATGATGTTTTCAGCGCAATCGGGCAAAACAGAGGCTGGATCGAACTTTTTGGGCTACGTCATAGACCATGCGCCGGGGCCGATGTTGTGCGTACAGCCAACGATTGAGATGGCAAAGCGTCTGTCAAAGCAGAGGCTGGAAAGCATGATTCAGGACACGCCAAGGCTGGCTCGAAAGATTGCACCGGCTAGGTCAAGAGATAGCGGCAACACAATGTTCGCTAAAGAATTTCCCGGAGGCATCATGCTGCTGACGGGTGCCAATTCTGCAACTGGTCTTAGGTCTGCGCCTTGTCGATTCTTGTTTATGGATGAGATCGACGCGATGCAGGAGATCCAGGGGGAGGGTGATCCTGTGAGCCTTGCGGAAAGAAGGACGACGACATTTGCACGGCGCAAGATCTTGCTGACGTCAACGCCGACGGTCAAAGACTTCAGCCGTATTGAGACTGAGTTTCTTAATTCTGATCGGCGTTATTACTACGTGCCTTGTCCGGCCTGTGGAGAGTTTCAACATCTGCAGTGGCCGCGGCTGAAGTGGGACAAGGGCAAACCTGAAACAGCAAAATATGAGTGCGAGCATTGCAAGGAACGTTTTGAAGAGCATCACAAAACGCGATTCTTGCCACAGGGTGAGTGGCGGAACCATGCACCCTTTGACGGGAAGACGGCAGGCTTTCAGCTGAATGGCTTGTATAGCCCTTTGGGCTGGGCTAGCTGGAGCCAGCTTGCTGAAGATTTCTTGCGGGCTAAGACTGACCCGGCAGCGTTGCGAACCTTTGTCAATACGCGATTGGCGGAGACTTTTAGTGAGGACTTTGCGGCACAGGTCAACGCTGATGGCTTGATGGCAAAGCGTTTGCAGTACAAGCCGGGCATTTGTCCTGAAGGGGTTGTGCTGCTGACGGCTGGTGTTGACGTGCAAGACGATCGCCTTGAAATATCTGTCTGGGGATGGGGCGCAGGGGAAACAGGTTGGCTGATCTGGCATTCCAAGTTGCAAGGTGATCCAACTGCTGTTGAGGTTTGGGGCCAGCTAGATCAAGTTCTTAAAACTGAATGGGACACAGAAGGCGGCAAGCATTTGACGATTGCTCAGATGGCAATTGACTCAGGCGGTCACTGCACGCATGAGACATATAACTATGTGCGCGACAGATTGCGCCAGGGTGCTGTGCCGATTAAAGGCAGCAGCAAACGCAACAGCGCGGCGCTAGGTAAGGGCAGCAAAGTTGACGTGAGCTGGCGCGGTAAAACGATCAGAAAGGGCGTGACCCTATACATGCTTGGCACTGACACGATTAAGACCACGTTGTTTGGCCGTATGCGTCACAAGGAAGGCTTAGGGAGCATTAACTTTGGCTTAGCTGCTGATCATGAATACTTCGAGCAGCTAACCAGCGAGAAAATGCGGTTGCGTTTTCACAGAGGCTTTCCAATCAGAGAATACGTCAAGAAAGCATCAGCAAGAAACGAAGCTCTTGACTGTTTTGTTTATGCCTATGCCGCCATGCTGTTGTATTCCAGACGCTTGCCTAAGTTGACGATGTGGGAAAACTTACGCGAGAAACTGGAATCAGGGGGCAAGAGACCGCTAAAATCAAGCAATAAGCCGGCGAAGCCGGTGAAGTCGTTCGTGAACACTTGGTGACGTGAACATCCCAAAACAAATTTATGCAGGGACTACGGTCAAGTGGCGGGATGATGCTGCTATCGGCCCGTTAAACGAAAGCATTACAAGTGGTACTGGAAATTATTCTCTTGTTTACTACCTAAGGACAAACACTAATCATGAGGGCCATACAGTCACCGGCACGTCTTATGGCACGGGGTGGGAGTTCAGCATTAGTGCAACTGATAGCTCTGGTTTTGATTCCGGCCAATGGTTTTTTTATGCTGAGGCATCTAAGGGCTCAGAAAAGTTTACGCTTGGCAGTGGACGACTAGAAGTCTTTTCAAGCCTTGCCTATACCGGGCAGCCTGGGGCTTTCGATGGTCGCACTCAGGCTGAGCAAGATCTGGATGCAGTTACAACAGCAATCCGGGCAATCATCAGTGACAAGGCTGCTGAATACTCAATCGGCAACCGCACCTTTAAGCGGATTGATCTTGCTGAATTAAGAGTTCGCGAAAGTCAACTTAAAGCTATTGTTGTTCGAGAGCGCAAGGCCGCAATGATTGCAAACGGTTTGGGCGATCCACAT